AAATAATTGTTTATTGTGTAATACATTTATGTAATACTATGAATGTAGTTTAAATTTTCACGAAAGGAAATTGAAAATGTTTTATGACAAATTTAATATCCCATTATGGGTAGAAGCATTGGTAGTTTTAGTCTTTGGGGTCTTATTTGGCTGTATGTTTGCTTATGGCTTATAAGATGAAGTTTTTGATTTTAACTTTACCAATCTTGCTGACAGGCTGTCTTACTTATCCATCAGTTGTATGCAAAGATGGAAAAATGTACAGCAAGGTTGGTGTCACTTCAGTTTATACGGCAACAGAAATGAGTTGTATTGAAGTGAAGAATTATTTTCAAACTGAAAAGGAATAAAAAATGAATCATCACATTTGGACAGCAAGTGGCACAGACATTGAAGAACGCTGGATCAAGCAGTACGGATGGGTAAGACCTTCTGAACAGCCTGAATACCAAGCTAAGTACAAATACTTCCAAGAATTGCCATTAAGGAAGCTGGATGATAAGGCAAAAATTGAATATGAAACAGTCCTACGCAGAGCTAAAGTAACGAGAATCAAATGAAAGATATTTCAGAAGAAATCGTGGTAGCAAAGAAACTTTTGAAAGAATTAGAAATTTTGAACTCAAATCCTGTATTAAATGGCAGGGACAACATTTACAATAATTTGATTGATTTGGATTTAATTATTCAAACCATGATGATGAAAGTCGAAAGACAATGACCAATGATGAAGCTATGCTATTCGTTTTAATAGTAATAGTTGGCTTCATTTTCACTGTAATTATATTTATAAGGAATCATTAAATGAGCTGGCGAGACAAAGCAATATTGACTGTTTTCATAGTTGGAATAGTTATGTCGCTGGCTTTAATGCGTTTGGCTGTGAGATTGGCATTATGACCTGTAATTGTCAAACCCCTAAATCATGTGAAATGAATGGTAAATGCTTGAATTTTGAAGGTGAGCCAATACCATTTTTTGGCTGGCTCAAAGAAGATTTTGGGATTCAAGCCGCTAAAGCATGGAGTGAGATTAAATTTAAGGAACAAAATAAATGATACATAAACACACAGAAATAATTAAAGCATGGGCTGATGGCGCTGAAATTGAATCAAGAACTTTATGCACACATGCAGGGAATTCAAATCAATGGCACGAAACAACTAATCCAGCTTGGAATAACAACAATTTGGATTTTCGTATTAAGCCTGAAACAAAACCTGATTACATAACATTTTTAACTTTTACTAAAAATGGATGGTCAGAAGCTCCTATAAGTTGCTATGTAAGAAATTCTGAAAGAGCATTAAAACTAACACATGATGGCGAAACAGGCAAATTAAAATCAACGGAAGTTTTGTGATGAGAAAGGCACAAGAGAAATGAATAAACTATTTGATTGGTGGTTTAGTGGTCGTTGTTTACGGCATCCAATGGTAGTAGCTATTTTGTTTTATACGATTGGTTATTTTGTTGGAAAAAGTTAAGAAAGGCACAGGAGAAATGAGTGGAATAGACATGATTAGCTACGACATTGCTTTTGCATTAGGTTATTTTTGTCATGTGTTTGTAAGTTATTTAATGAGAAAGGCACGGGAGAAATGAACAATGAACCAGTAGCGTGGATGTATTACGATGCATGGAATAAATTAAAGTTAGGTAAAACTATGCCACCTGACCCTAATTGGTTTCCTGTTTACACCCATCCAGCAAAGTGCAATAAATGCAACAACACGGAGTGGGTATGCGAAAACCACCCTGACCAAGAAGCCCATAAATGTAGTCATTGTGAAGGTGCTGGAAAACCTTGCGAGTGTACTCATCCAGCAAAAGAACTACACCTATCACTTCAAAAAAGTAAAGAAACAGGTGAACTACTAGCTGTTACTTATACAGATGATGAGCATAGGATTGTTGAAGTGTTATGGCAAAAACCACCAGCAAAGACACTAACAGATGAGGAAATTAAAGAATTATCTGAAAAATATTTAGACATGGATTGGCAAACAGGAGTAATTGAGTTTGCTAGAGCAATACTAAGAAAGGCACAGAAATGATTAACTTTTTGTATTTTATTGCGGGTCATGCGCTTGCAGTATGGTTATTTTGCGCTGGAATTTATGGAGTTATGAAATGACTAATGAACCAGTAGCATACATAGACCCATACGACCTTGAAAGATTGCCACACTACGACTGCTATATTGGTAGCCAGCAATTAAAAAATGGTATTCCACTCTACACCCATCCAGCAAAGACACTAACAGATGAGGAAATAGCTAAGTTCACTGTAAGAATTTATAACTGCCGAACTGGTGCAGAAGCCCATGAAATTGTTTTAGCAATACTAAGAAAGGCTAGTGAGAAATGAACATAGTTTCTAAATGCCGATGTGGAGCTTTACTTGATGTAACTGCTAGCGACATCCCTGCAAGATTTTCATTTATAGAGTGGTTAAAACTACATGAAGAATGCCCACAAAAAATGTTTTCATCGCACATTGCATTTAAGTATTTAATAAGAAAGGCACAAGAATGAACGCTAATGAACTAGCTGATAAGTTAGAAGAAATGGGATTGCATGGAGCCGCCACCATGCTACGTCAGCAACAAGCTGAAATAGAAGCGTTGAAAGATAAGCTAATGCTTGCAAAACAATCATTAGAAATTGTGGAAGGCTGGATTAAAAAATGATCCCTGAAGAAGTAATCAGAGAGTTTTATATGCTAACGAACCCTTATCCAATAGCCAATAGGTTTCATACCTATTTAAAGAAGTTTAGAAAGATTGAACAGTTTATTAAAGATCAACGCCATTGATGCTTTTTAATAACTTGCTCGGATTCGTAATCAGTATGGCAAAAGGCGTTACAAAATAGCCCTTTAATAATGCTATCGTTGCAATATAAACAACGTCCAGTAAAAGGATGATTTTTAGATTTAGAACGGGCAATTTGAATAGCCAAATCCCGATCCCGTTCTTCATTGTCTGAAGCCATGTCGTAAATATCGGTCATGCTAATTTATTCAAAAATAATACGGCTTCTGCGTGTCTGCGCTTAATAAGACCAGCCATGACCTTGCCATCAGCATGAGTCCATTTTTCAAACTCTAATGCCGCCCCTTCCATGTCACCAGCATTAATCTTTCTGAGTAATGTTGAACCAGCAAAATTACCAGCACCACAGTTAAAAACGAAGTCCACAAGGGCATCAAATTCATTTTGGGTTAGGTCTGTATGTACTTTTGAATTGACAGTTTGTACGGCTTTTTGAACGTCTTGCATAAGGAATTCTTCAGCTTGCTCTTGAGTAATGGTCATGCCTTGATGTACCTCTGTTCCTGTGTGTCCATAACCAATAGTCCAAGGATCGCCATTAGTTGCTGGATCAGGATAAGCAGTAAGTCGTAAACCCTCAAAATTCTCGGTAAGGTGAAGTCCATTTTTACTGTAGTTCATAGTATTGTTCTAGCAACATTACCAATCTAATAATAGGCACAAGTTAAACAACATCGCATTGGCTTTCTTGTATTAGATCAATTAATTTGAGGGTAGGAATTTTTAGAGTCCAACCTGTTCTCGAATCCATGATTGAATCGACTCCACTTGTTGAGTTGTCATTGCACATTTTTCAATAAATTGTGGGTCGGTGGGAGTTCCATCAATGCTGGAGGTGGTGTTGGAAACGGAGGGCATTGAATTGCTACTGGTGTTGTGCATCCCACTATACATAGACTTAATAGCAACCAACTTAGCTTGATATTCATTGGATATTCCTTTATTGATTAAGGCTTGCTCTTTAATGACTTCTTTGTTCTTGGCTTCTTGTGCAAGAGCCAAAGCATTAATCTCGCCCCTGTAAGCAACAAACCGAGAATGCTCAAAACTATAGCCAAGATAACCAGCAAACAAAACAGCCAAAACTCCCAAGGCGTATTTAATAAGCTGAAGGTAGGGAGTAAGGAAATCAAACATTACCTAAAGCCACTCAAACGTGGCGAGAATACAAAGGTGGATTTATAAAGGCTTGG